GCAATAAGGGCGGCCTGCATCTCTTTATCCATCACGCCGCCACCCTCCTATCGCCGCGCTTGCGCCGCCGATTGTCATTGGCAACACGTCTTGCCGCTTCCCGCGCCTGCGTAACTGCGCCAGGTATCTGCATGCTATCGCCCGTAAGCGACGCCACGGTGCGCGCGATTTCGATTAACTCCCGGCGTGCCGGCGAGGAGCCAGCCATGCTGACGATCTGATAGGCGCGCGTGCCTTGGGCGATAAACTCGTGGGCGGTTAGGATGTTATGCTGCGATGTCATTGGTAGTCTCCTCTATTGTGGTGGTGCGGCTGGTGAGGCCGGTTAGGTGCAGGCTGTGTCGTCGGTGGGCCGCATATGCTCAAAGAGCACCCGCCATCGTTCTTCTTCCGACAAGCTCATGAACTGTCCGAAGGGGCTTTCTTCGTAAGCCTGCCTCTCCATCCATTCAGCGCGCTCCCGCTCGGCGCGCTCCTCTGCGCCGCATGCCGAGCAGATGCTGGATGAGATAGGGTTCGTATGCTCTACGCCGCAAACGCGGCAGGGCGACCAGTGCCTTCTCATGTCGCAGCCGCCATCAGCACGGCAAACATGCCGACGACGAACGCGGCCATGACAAGGCCGCTGATAAGGGCATGGGCGAGGTTGGCGAGGTGGCCATAAGGCTGGTGGTGGTTCATGGCCGGCCCTCCGCCTTGGCGATGGCGTCATTGACGATGTCCCATTCCTCATCGACAAAGCAGCGCCAGTTGTCGCCGCCAGCTACAACCCTCATAGCCTCCAGCAACACAGGTGCGGCGGCTATCAGGCGGGCCGTTTCTTGCCGGTGCGTGGCCGCAACTTCGTGCCCTCGCTCGTCGAGCACCACATACCGCTCGTAGCCGTACTGGTGCACGGTCCAATCCAGTGCCCCATTGCGCCCCGCGCAATCTGGCACGGCGTGCTGATGGTCAGTCATGCCGCCCTCCTGTCGTGGGCGTTCCACGCCGCCTCAATCTCGGCGTTCTTGTTCGCGTATCCTTCGCGCTCGTTAATGGCGCGGCAGAACAACTCCGCCGCGGCTTTACTGTGCAACGCCCCGATGGCGCGCCCGTTTTCGAGTATCTGGTAGCCTCCGCGAAACAGCGGGCGGCAGGTCATGAGGCCGCTCATGCCGCCGTCTCCACGCTAACGGTGCGCGGGTCGAAATCCCAATCTTCCTCATGCGCAGACAGCACCCGCTGGCGCAGCATCCGGTTAATGCGCGCAAGCTGTTGCACAAGGGCCGCGCGTTCGCGCTCAAGGCGCTGCCGCTGGCCGGGGTCAAGGTTGGTGGTGCGCATGGCGACTCTCCTCATGTGGTGTTCGGTCGCCTATCTATGCGTAAACGGGTAAATATGTCAACCGTAGACGCATAACAAAAATCCCGACTGCGCATATGAGAATCATTAGTTCTTGATTTGTTCTATAATTGGAGTCACGTTGCGGCACCTCAGGCAATGAAGGAGGGCGCAATGAGCGGTGCGGTGTATGTAATTCAGAGTTTCACACGCGGCGGGAAAGGGGCCTTGCGCGCCGACGCGCCGCTACAGGCGCAGAGCGTCGACCAAGCCCGTCGGCTAGCCGAGCGGCTGGCCGCGCAGAAGGCGCTCGTCGTCGCAATTGCGCGGCGTGGGGATCCATCTACTGGCGACTACGACGAGGTGGGGCTTATTGCGGCCTTCGGCGACGTGCCGGACGAAGTGCGGGAGATGCCGCTATTTGAGGCGGCGGCTGGTTAGCGTGACGGCCCTACGCAGCGGTCAGCGCGCCTCGTACTTGCCGACGATCCGGTGGCAGAAAGGCCAGTCTGCGCGGGTTTCCGTAAACTCACGCTCCGGGTTGTACTGCTTCAGGAACCAATCCTGGTCATTGTATCGAACGAGGCGCTTGACGATTGCCTCCGCTTCGTTCGAGCCCAGCGGCGGTACGTGATACAGCACCACGTTCTTATCGCGTGCGGGCGGCAGGTGGGGGTGAACCAGCGCCATGTCGCCGGGTTCGAAAGCCGGGGACATCGATTCCCCGACGATATAAACGCCGTAAGCGTCCTTCACGCTTTCAAGGATAGCGGGGCGCTTCACGTAGTCGATCGCCTCAAACGTCACGATCTGATGGCCGTCCCCGCCCATCGCGGCGGCATAAACCGGGAAGTTTCGGTCTCCGACAAGCTCGGCACCGGGCACAATCTCCGGCTTGAACGGTTCAGACAAGGGGACTGGCGTCCGCATCAAAAGAGATTTGGCCGCCGGCACCGTGTCGGCCAGCGCAACAAGACGCATCAGGTTCTCGCCCCGCGTCTTGCCGCCATGCACCCAGCGGTTCACGGAAGATTGCGTAACTCCCAGCTGGGCGGCAAGGGCTTCCTCGCCGCCGAAGTGGTCAACCAGAATTTTTGTTAGTGCCGACGTGTCCATGAAGAAAGCGCTAACGCATAGCGCGCCGCATGTAAAATGCATATACGGGTAAAATTGCTTGACTTGTCCACCCGTGCGCGCATATATGCCATTAACCTTAACGATTAAGGTTACCGATTCGCAAACAGGAAGGGTCAATAGGGCCGCACGCCGCCACCAACGACGTCACCACAAATGGGGCTGGTTATCCTAAGCGGGCAACCAGCCCACCAAAAAGCAAACGGGGCCTATTGTGCTCGACACCACTCGTTAGCACGGCCCCGTTCTGCGTAATGGGCAGGGGGAGGAGATGTTGCCACCTATGACCCCTACCGGTCCGACTTCCCTACCAAGGCAACAATGACATGGCGTCTCACCAGCGCCATGTCAAGCGCCGCCACACCAGCGGCAACCACGAAAGAGGAGAATCATGAAGCAGGGAATCAGGAAATTGCGAGCGGGCGGCGGGTCCATCCGCCAGATCGCGGCAGCACTCGGCATCAGTTACGGTGGCGTATGCCACCATATTTACGGCAGTCGCGGGCGTAAGCGGCCGCGCGCTACGCACAACAGCGTCATCCGGCGCGTCCCGGTACTCGGCGCTCAGGGCAGCATGTCTTGCTACGACGTTTTCGTCAGCCTGCCGCGTGTTTCGATTTTGGAGGCGGCACATGCCTAAACCCGACGAAGACTTCATCGGCATCGGCGATGTCGTCGAGCACAAGATGAACACTAACGTCTTCGGCATCGTGATCGGCTTTGCCGGTAGCGTTGTGTACCTGCGACTGTCGCCCAGTTTGCGAGTGGCTTCCTTCCACGAATGGGAGCTGCGGCTGCTGGACGACGATGGCGGGCCCGAGCCTGACGAGCCAGCAAGGGCGGATAACGTCGTGCCGGTGGATTTCACGCGCGGCGTCAAGCTGACCAAGAACACTAAGACCAAGGGCGCGGCGTAGTGCCCGTAACGGCTGGCTACCAACCAGCGCAACCACAAGAGGAGATTACCATGAAACTTGAAGTTGGAATGAGGGTGCGGGCGACGTACGGCGGGCTGGATCTCACGAAGGGCAGGGAATACGAGATCGTTGCAGTCGACCCCGATGATGTAGACCTGCCAATTCGTATCCGCGACGATGCAGGTGATGTACGGTGGCTCTTTGCTGATAGCTTCGAGCCCCTCACCGAACCCACCAGCGCCGCCATAACCAACGCGCAGGACGACAAGCCGAAGTTCAAGGTGGGCGATAGGGTGCGCGCCATAAGAAGCACCGACAACGTTGAAAAGGGCGAGACGTATACCGTACTGGGTTACGCGCGCCCGACCGGTGTCGACCTCTGGGTGATGCTTGATGGTATCCGAGGCTGGACTGACGATGGATCCTACCTTGAGCAGTACTTCGAGCCTGCCGGCCTCACCATCCAGCCGGGCAAGCACTACATCACCCGCGACGGGCGGAAGGTGGGGCCAGCAAGGCCAAGCGTCGGCACCGACTATCCGTGGTGGGTCGGCGAGTCTACCTACACCGATAGCGGCGAGTGGCTTGATGGCTGCGAAGATGACAACGACCTCGTCGCGGAGGCGGACGAGCCCGCCAAGGCAGACAACGATTACGGTAGGTCGGTCCTAAAATTCAAGGATGGACGCCTTATCCCTGAATCATCGTCTTTCAGGATGGTCTCCGGTCCAACTCCCCGCAAGGCCATCGTTTGCCTGATCGAAAGCGGCCAGCCGAAGCCTGCGAACCTGCCACACGTTCATGCATCCACAGCAGCGGCAGAGCGTGAAGCCGCCCGCCTTGCCTCACGCCACAAGGGCAGAGAGTTCGGTGTCTACGAACTCGTTTCCAGCAAGCGCGAGGAGCCGGCGTACGAGCATGAATGGCAGCGACTAGCCGCGCGTGGAGAAAAGATCGCTGCGATCCTCCAGCTTCGGCGAGACCACAACTTCCTAAGTCTCCGCTCCGCCAAGGGCTTCGTCGAAGACTTCCTCGACGCCGCCTAACCAGCCCCACCAAGGCTAGCCACCACCACGGTTAGTGCGCAGCGCGCACTAGCGAGAGGAGACATGACCCTATGGCTAATCACGCCAGCAATAACGCGCACCCATACGCCACGGCGTTTACGCGCACCGGCAAACACAACATGCTCAACCGCAAGCCGTACCGCACGGCAAGCCAGAAGGCGCGGGCGCGAGCCACTGCCCGCCTTGTTGATGGGCGATATGTGTCCAGCGCGCCCGTTTCGTACCATGCCGCGCCGCGCAGGAGGGAGGGATGAGCAAGACCAAGATTGACCTGCCGCTCGGCTGCTTCCTGCCGTTCCTAGCGCTCATGCTGTCTACAATCCCGGCGTGGCTGACGCATATCTACGTGTGCTTCACGACGGAGGCGTGGGGCTTTCTGATCGCAGGCGCAATCTTCGCGCCCGTCGCCGTGGTTCACGGCTGGGGCATTTGGTTGGGGGCGTGGTGATGAATGTCCACGTCAAACCTCCAGCGTCCCCATGGTCCAACTACCCACCCGACTACGCCACCAACGACGTACCTCCGGAGGAAGATCACGACGAGCCGTACAGCAGCGGCTTGTGGGCGGGTGTCGCGCTAACTGGCGCGTTCGTCGTGCTGGTGCTGGCGGCGTTTGCAATCAAGGAGATGATGACATGGGTGATTTGAACAGCGGTGTGGCAGGCTTGACCGCCGAAGAACGCGAGTTCCGGGACGATGCGGCGTTGGCGGCTTTGTCTGGATTGTTGGCCGGTAGGGATACGGGCAAGACCGCACCGTCGCCGGAAACCTACGCCGTAGCGTCTTACGCGGTCGCCGACGCCATGCTCGCCGCTCGCGTTGCTACCAGTGGCAGCGGTAGCAACCAATGACCGCGCCCGACGATCCAGACATCAACCTCATCATGTTCGCGACGCTGTTGCTCGTCGTCTGCATGATGGTGGCCCTAGGAGGGTAAACAATGACAGCACTAGCAATCGGCGCACCGCAGATCATCTGGATTTCGCTTGCCGCAATGGGCGTGGGCATCTCCATCGTCAAGCATGGCGAGCCACGCAGCCCGCATAGCATGTGGGCGTCCATCATCGGCACGCCGCTGGCAGTCGCGCTTCTTTACTGGGGCGGCTTCTTCACCGCCTAACCGGCCTACCAAGCCGGCACCACAACAAGAGGAGATACTATGGCTATCAGCCTTAGCAGCCTGAAATCCACCAAGCGAAACGACCCGCCCGTTATGCTTTTGTATGGCGTGGACGGCATAGGCAAGACCAGCCTTGCCGCCGAGTTCCCGAACCCGATCTATCTCGGCACGGAAGGCGAGCGCCCACCGTCCGACATTGAACTTGCCACGCCGGGCGTCATCACCGATCTGAACGACGTTTTCGGCGTGTTCGAGGAACTGCTAACCACGGAACACGGGTTTCAGACCGTCATCATTGACTCGCTAGACGGGCTGGAGCCGCTGGTTTGGCGGGCGACGTGCGCCAGGCTCGGCGTCAACAGCATTGAAGAACCGGGATACGGTCGCGGGTACATCGAGGCCGATGCCGAGTGGTCGGAATACCTGTCGGCGGTTGGCGCGCTGGCCGTGGCGGGTATCAACGTCGTGCAGCTGGCCCATCCGGAAATCGTGCGGTTCGACTCGCCAACCAGCGACCCATACAGCCGCTACACCGTCAAACTGAACAAGCGCGCCAATGCGCTCGTCCGCGAGCGGGCCGATATTGTCGGCTTTCTCAACTACCGCATTTCGCTGAAGGAAAAGGAGGTCGGCCACAAGAAGACCGTCACCCATGCCGAGGGGGGCAAGGAGCGGCAGATCCACCTGAATGAAGGCGCCGGCTTCGTGGCGAAGAATCGCTTTTCCATGCCGGACACGGTCACTTACCGCAAGGGCAAGGGGTACGAGGAGCTTTCCAAATACTGGCTGCCGGCGGAAGCGAAGGAGGCGGCGTGATGGGCTGGTTCAAGCCGAGTCCTATGACGCTGGAATACGGCGAGCCCGCACACCAGATGGTCGCCCGCGCGTTTCTCCACAACGCAATCCGCTTCGGTGGCGACATCCTAGTCGACGCCAAATATCACTTCGTCGGCCCGCACGGCATTGAATATCGCGGGACTGATGAAATTTGGAAGCGCAACACCAAGACAGTTGCGCAGGGCGTCGCGCAACTGTGCGAGGAAATCCAACAGGATTTCAATGAGCGTATCGCGGCAATGTCCAAGGCTCGCGAGTACGCCCGCGATCAGTTGGCCGTACCGCCACTGTTCGCGTCTGCCGCCGACTAACCCACCACCCGCGCTGCACCAGCAGCACCACCACCACAGCAGGAGATGACTAATGGCCAAACTGGCTACCCGATTCAATGCGCAGGACCATGATACCGAGCAGCGCGATTACGAAGAACTCCCGAACGGCACTTACGAACTTGAAGTCGAGGCGTCCGACGTCACGCCCACCAAGGACGGACGCGGCACCATCCTGAAAACCACGATGGTCGTGCTGCGGCCCGAGGAATACGAAAAGCGCAAGCTGTTCAACAATTTCAACCTCGAAAACCCGAACGTCCAAGCGCAGGAGATCGGTCAGCGGCAGTTCGCCAGCCTGTGCCGCGCCATCGGCGTGCAGGAAGTGGAAGACAGCGAGGAGCTGCACTTTAAAGCGTTCACCGCCAAGATCGGCTTGGGGCGCCCAAGCAAGGACGGGCAGTATCCGGCCCGTGCCGAGATTAAGAAGTATTTCTTCCCGGATCAGGGCGACGTGCCGGAGCCCGCAATCGACGCTGATCAGCCCAAGGCTGCCAACGACAACCGCCCTGCTGCGCGGCAGGCCGCAAACAGCAATAGCCGCGCGACCCCGGCGCGCGCTGCTGCTGGCGGTAAGTCTCGCCCATGGGGGCAGAGAAGCAACACGGTCGACGACGACATTCCGTTCTGACGCCATCCAAGGGCCGTCGTTACCGCGGCGGCCCACTTCCGCCACAAGAGGAGATAACCATGAAGAAGCTTTTGCTCGCCGCCATGCTCGCGGTCACCGCAGCAGTTGCGGGCTGTTTCAGCGATGCAACGGTCGCCACTGAGAATATCAAACGCGCCGCCGACAACTTTGAGATTACGCGGCGCGTAGTTTTCTACAACGGCATCACGGATAGCTACATGCTGTCGGTGGAAGGCCGCTGTTCGATGGACCTCAACTCCAGCGGCACGGCGTTCAACGTCATCTGCAAGACCGGCCCAAGCGACTACAAGCGCCACACGCTGGTGCTGTCCGACAATACCAGCGCCTTCGTGGAGCAGTTGGAAAGCGCGAATGTCAGCGCCTACCACTACCGCGTGATCTTCAAGCCGCAAACCATCCTGCCGGACATCGACTTCCGGGGCGGCGCTGGCGAACTGACGACGAACCGCAACTAACACACCAACGGCGGCTGGTTGCTACCCGCAACTGGCCGCCAGTCGGAGGATGATATGGACGAAAGAAAGGACGTGTGGCTGCTCGACGTTAAGCGCGAGTCCACGCTGAAAGTTGTGTTCGGGGAGCCGCTTACGAAAGCGGAAGCTATCGCGGCATTCGACGCTGACGAGCATGAAGACGTTCTCGATGAAGAAGACTTCGGCACCGAGGTAGTCGGCGCTCGCTAACACCACCAGCTGCCCCTTGTTGCCCCGCAACATCGGGCAGCCACCGCCCCACCAAGGCGACCACCACATAGAGGAGACACACCATGCGCCTATCCTTGCCCCGCCAAGACCTGACGCGGCTGCTGACCGCCGTGACCAAGGTTGTCGAAGCACGCTCAACGATTCCAATTCTCGGCAACGTGCTGCTGTCCGTCCAAGACGGCCAGTTTAGCGCCCGCGCGACCGACCTCGATATTGAAGTGTCCACCAGCATTCCCGTACTCGACGCCACGAACGGCAGCACGACCGTCAACGCCAAGCTGCTGGCCGACATTGCCAAGCGTGCGGCGGGCGACGTTTCGCTAGAGCTTGCGGACGGCACCCTGACGGTGAAATCTGGCCGCTCCCGCTTCAAACTGGCCACGCTGCCCGTCGAGGACTTTCCGTCGTTTTCCGCTGGCGACTTCACCGCCAGCTTTGACGTCGATCTGGCGGCGCTGGTTGCACCGTGCGCGTTCGCGATCAGCACAGAGGAAACCCGCTATTATCTCAATGGCGTCTATTTCCACACCGCCGAAGGCCGGCTTGCGGCGGTTGCGACGGATGGCCATCGGCTTAGCCGTCACTATGGAGACCCGCTCGACCATTTCGACGGCGTCATCCTCCCACGCAAGCTGGTCAGCATCCTGCCGAAAGGCAACGTCCACGTGTCATTGTCGACCACAAAGGTCCGCATCGCCACACAAGACACCGTAATCACCTCCAAACTGATCGACGGCACGTTCCCCGACTATCAGCGCGTTATCCCCACCGCCAACGACAAGATCGTGCTGGCTTCCATTGCCGACCTTCGCAGCGCAGTCGAGCGCGTGTCGACCGTCGCCACAGAGCGCGGGCGTGCGGTCAAACTGGACATTGCGCCGGGTCAAATCGGGCTGTCTGTGCGCGGCGACGCCGAGGCAACTGACGTGGTGGAGGCTGACTACAGCGGTGAGCCGATAGAAATTGGCTTTAACGCGGCTTACATCAGCGAACTGCTGGCGAACCTGGCCGGCGACACTGTGCGGATTGCGCTGAACGATGGTGGCTCGCCCACGATATTTACGGGCGGGGATGACGGGGTGTTGGTAGTGTTGATGCCCATGCGGGTCTCGTGATGGCGTGGCCACCCGAAGACGGCAAGCCGTACACGCCGAGCAACAGCACCGAGTTCGATTTCTTCTACGGTCGTTGGTGCGCACGTTGCACCAACGACGACCCTGACGGTGATAGTTGCGACATCATCGGCAAGTCGATGTTCGGCGAACAGCCCACAGAGTGGACGTGGAAGTCTCGCGCGCCCCATTGCTCGGAATTCCACTCTTTCGATGACATGCAGCCACTCCCAGAACCGCGCTGCCCTGAAACGATGGAGATGTTTTGATGCGCTTCGATGGACATCGTTACGTTGACTGCCGTTGGTGCGGCGGTCGTGGCTGCCTCCAGTGCGAGGGGGAGTTTAACAAGGCATACGAGCGCGCGTTCCCCGATGGGCCGAAGCCGATTGCGACGTTCAAACTGGATACGCCGGAGGGCACGGAGCGCGCCCGCCGCGCCATCGGGGTCGAGGCTTTGCAGAAAGCGTTCGGCCCCGACGGAGGAGGCATGTCGGAGTTCATGGCTAACTTGGAGCGCGATGGGGCGGGGCAGTAATGGCCCCAATTCCGAAGCCCCGAGCCTCCACCGTCGCCGCCATTTACCGCGCTTACGAGGAGGCCAACGAGCATTATGACAGCCTCGGCATAAGCGTCGGTCTGGCGGCGACTGAATGCGACCGCAGCTTGTGGTACACATTCAGATGGGCATCCCACCAGAAGCCCATTCCGGGGCGCAACCTGTCGATCTTCCGTACAGGCGACGTGTGGGAGGATCGGCTTGTCGCGGACCTCGAACGCATCGGCGTCGAAGTCTACGGCCAGCAGGACCGCATCCGGCTTGTGGGCGGGCACGTTCGCGGCAAGTGCGACGGCAAGGGAATCGGAGTGCCGGAGGCTCCGAAGACCGAACACCTGTTTGAGTTCAAGTCCTCCAACGACAAGGGCTTCAAGGAGATCACCAAGCACGGCTGCGCCAAGACTCGCCCGCTGCATTTCGGGCAAGTGCAGTTGGGTATGCACCAATTCGGGCTGACCCGCGCGGGCTACCTGGTCGTGAATAAAAACGACGACGAACGGTATTTCGAGCGCATCGAATACGACGCGGAATGGTGCATCCGGCTACTAGCGAGGCTGGAGCGCATTATCAACGCGCCGGAGCCGCCTAGTCGCATTTCGGACAACCCGGAGTTCTTCGGCTGCCGCTTTTGCGACCATCGCGAGATTTGCCAAGAGGACGGCTGGTCGCGCGTGTCGTGCCGATCGTGCCTGCATAGCACACCGGAAATGCACGGTGATGCGCACTGGTCTTGCGCCCGCTGGGCCAAGCCGTTGAGTGTCGATGAGCAGAAGGCCGCTTGTCCTGCGCATCTGCATATCCCGGCATTGGTTCCGGGGGAGTTGGTGGATTCGGATGAGGATGCGGAGACGGTGGCCTATACGCTGCGCAGCGGCAAGACGTGGGTGGATGGAGACGGGGATGCGGCTTAGGAGCTACACCAAGTCGGGCATGAACTGGCGGAGGAAATCCTTTCGTTCGTTTATAGCTTTCGCTAGATCACGGGCGGCACGCGCCTTGTCATCCCCCATCAATGGATGGCCTTCAATTACCCAATCTAATAGCCCTCGATTCCCACCATCTTCGGGGTACTTCGTGCCGTCGTTAACAACCGAACTAAGGACGTGGAAGGCATCGATGATATGTGGGCTTTTTGATTTGGCCACAGCCTCGATATCGTTGGCGGAAATCTTACGACGGCCGGAGCCAAGGATAAAATCGTACAATCCACCGTGCCGGTAGGAGTTGGCGATTTCCGTCGCGACCTGAAGTCCTTCGAGTTCATCCCGGAAATTCAACTTCATGGTAGCGGCGTGCTGGCGCCGAGACTCGTTGACTTGGCCCACCGCTACCGCGACAGCAAATATTACGAATCCGCTTCCGATTAGGGTCTGATACCGCTCAATCCAATAGTCATAAGCGCCATGAGGCGCCTCAATGTTTTCGTTGGGCTTGGTCCCCCATATTGAACCAAGAACTGAAGCGAGGATGAACGTGTAGATCACTAGCGCCATAGTAACCACTGAGCTCGAT